GATTTATCTGGCTCACCATTTTTGGCGTATGCTTGGCGCTCCAGACCTTCAATGACGTTGGGGCATTTGTCAGGGTTGACCAACAGCCGACGCTTGCCTTGGCTGTAAATCATCTGATTGACCGCCATCAGCCTATCTTTGACCGCAGGGTTTTTACTATTTGCCAGCACCGTGAACCCAGCCGACCGAAGCAGCGTCAAGTCGGACAGGCTTGCGTTGACGCTCTTGGTCGCCCCGCCCGATGCGTCTGGGTAAACCGTTATCTGGTGACCAGCGTATCGCTCCTGCAATATGCGTATCAGCGTTGGCGTATCGCGCACACCGGACAATTCATCCAATGCCATTGGGTCGCCATTCCGTATCACGCACACGACGGCGCTCATGTTGTTGACGTTGAAGTCAACACCGATGTGCAGCGGTTCGCGCTGTTCAATGGTCGCAAACGTGATATTAAGCTTGCGGTCAAACTCTGGGTATATGCTGCCAGCGGTCAGGTTTACAAATTCACCATCCAAATATGCGGCCAATAGGCTGGACGAATAGCTATTCTGTAGGTTCTGGATGTAATCAGGCGGAAGGTTCGCAGCGTTGTCAGATGTCTTGGCCTTATACAGCGAATATCCTTCGGCCTTGTTCTTCACCCAGCGGTCATAGACAAAGCGGAAACCTTCAGGCGTCGTGGCAACGCCGACAGTATTGCGAACGGGCTTGCCGCCGATGGTAAAAGCCTTTTGGCGATTACGGGCAATAATCTTGTTCCAGACAGCCCGTGCCTTTTCGATGGGCAGCGTATCAAGTTCATCCACGATGCTATGGGCGACTTCGTAACCGACGATGCGGTCAGGCTGTTCCATGTTGCGAAAGATGATGCGGCCCAATTCCGTTTCCAGCACAGCCTTTTGCTGGTTCAGCTTAAACGGAATGTTGTTGCGCTCAAACAAAGCGGGGAAGCGTTGAAAGGCGATGTCCTCAATCAGCGGATAGGTCGGCAGATAATATGCCACATCCTGATACGGGCAATAACGCTTCAATCGCATTAGCCGTGCGATACCCGCAGCCGTCTTGCCAGAACCAAATCCACCGACGAACGCAGGGAATGGGTCTGTGCTGTATATAAAATCCCTTTGGCTTGGCGTGAAGGTCAAAGCCAATCTTCGTCCGTGATGGGCTTGAAGTGCATATTCACAGCCAGCTTGGTCGGTTCGTTATAGCCGTGCATGATGTTTAGTTCTTTGACCGCAGCCGTCATCCCTGTCGATGCCTTGGCTTCCAGTGCAATCCTATAGGCGCTCATTAAGCCCTTCACGGACATTTCGCGTGTCCATAATTGCTTTTCGGCAACCTGTGATTTTAATTGTGCAACCCTTGCCGCAACCTTTCCGTCGCTCATAAGCACAGATGCTTTGGAATAGATGGTGTTATCCTTCATCCCTTCAGCGTCGTATGCCATGCGATAAGCGTCTGCTTGGCCTAAGCCATCGGCTATGGCTTGACAGAATGCTTCTTGCTTTGCGGTCAGTTTGATTTGGGGGTTGCTCATTGCACCTTGTTATACGACCATTATCATTTTGGCAACTGGCGCATAATTATCCGACAAATTCTTTCCATTGCCAGTTGGCCCATTGCCGCATTGTGTCGCTCGACCATTCATGCTTGCGCCATTTGGCAAGCAGTGCAGCCCTATCTTTGTTGCCGCTTTGATTGTGGCGTATCAGGTCAGTCATAAAATCCGTCGCCGTCAATTTCATCATCATCATCGCAATCGTAATCCAAATGGTCGGGTCTGTATCCATCAAGGATAGCTTCGAGTGCAACGGCAGCAGGGCCAGTGATTTCCCTTTTTCCACTCATCCATGCGCGAACAGTCGTGCTTCCAGATGTGCTACTTAAGCGCAATGCGTCGGCTATTTCACCAACGCTCCAGCCCAGCTTTTTCTTTGCGTCCTTAACGTCTTGTGCTGTTTGTATCATTCTACTGCTTCCATTTTTGCCATCTTTTGTAAGGCGTGAACAATCGTGCTGTGGTCACGCTTCATAATGCGGCCAATTTCCGGAGTGCTGAAGCCCTGTTCACGAAAAAACTTTATACATTCGTGGCGCACTTCGACCAGCACCTTAAACCGTCGTGGCCCAAGAATGTCGTGCCTGTTATATCCATAATCGGATGCGATGTGGTCAATAATGGTCAGGTTTCTTTCGCGTGGCGTCATTCCCCTTGCTCCTGCTTTTTAATGGCGATGGCTTCGTTGTAAATTTCGTTCCAAATGCTGTGTATTGTTTCGATGCGGTCATAATGAAATGTGCGGTCAATGTTGCACTTTTCGGTGTTCGGATAATCCCTGCCGTTTGGCGTGACTTTCAATAAATCTTCAATGGCAAGCTTTAGGCTGGCGATGGCTTTCAATCGCGGGTCGATAAGGTCAGATGCACTGGAGCCGTTTATGTTTAGCGTTGGGACTATCATGCTGCCACCGCCTTATCTGCGCTGATAGTTGGGGCCATTGAAAAGCGACCCCAAGGCATGATTTGCTCAACGCCATCCCAAACCTTGATGCCGTAACGCTTGCCGTCCGTATCAGTGATAGTTTTTTCGGTGCGCTTGGCGATACGAACGCTGATAATCATGTCGTAATCGCAAATGCTGCGGGTCGAGTATGTGGTGTTAGGTTGAAACTTAATCATGTCGCGTCTCCTTGTTGGCGGGGCAGAACCCCTTGCTGATAACTCCCTATGTAAGAGGGTTTATATTATGTCAAACGACTTTTTCATTATTTTGAAAATATTTTATGCCACGATGTATCGTTCGCTTGGTTCATCATTGTAATAATCTTGGGCTGCGATTTTTTCGCCAAAAACATCAACGAACCATTCGCGGCAAAAGCCGTCGTTCAAATATTCCCAAGTCGTGCTAACTGCATCTGCTATGACTTCTGAAAATTTTGCGGCTGTGGCGTAATTCAAATTCATTTTTTTATCCGTGATAGCGAGTGTTGGTTTTGGTGGGTGGGGGACGAAGCCCCCGTTTGTTTATTCAGCTTCGATGATGTCGAAAATGGTGTCAACGCCAAGGTCGCTTAACCAAAAAATGTGACCGTTGCCTTCGTTGTCGTCGCCGTAACCCATACCCTTGTTTTCCAGCGATGCGATAAGGGCAGATACTTGCTTGTCGTTCCAACCCAGCGCAGCCTTAAATTCTTTTTGGCCACCGTTGCTGTAGTTGTCCGAATGCTGGTTAGCGCGGCTGTCGTAATTCAAGCAAACCTTGAGGGCGGTGATTTCGTTTGCAGTCAATGTAGTCATGGTCGTTTTCCTTAAATGGCGGGGCAGAACCCCTGTGGTTGATGCCCCCTTATAAGGTTGGTTGTTTTATATGTAAACCCCTTTTTTCATTTTTTTGCATTTTTTTTGCATTTATTCCTCTTTTACAAAAATTCCATCCACCATGCGACCCTTGCGGTCTTTGATTTCGTGCCATGCGTGAACGACGCATTCCTCAATCTCCAAATCCTTTTGCGCTGCCAAGATGGTCAGCACGACGAAGGCATCACCGATGCTGTCCATAAACTGTTCGTCCTTGCCCTTGGCGATGGCTTCGGCCAGTTCACCGATTTCCTCTATCAGCTTCACGAATTGAGCCTGAACCGTGCTGCCTTCAATCAGGTTGCGGTCTTTGGCCCATTCACGGATTAGGTTGGCGTAAATCATTAGTTCATCCCTTTGTTGGTGTTCAGTGATTGCAGTAATTCGTTCTTCAGTTCTGCCATTTCATCGGCAGTGATATAATCCGGCTCTTGCTTGGCGATGCGCGGCGCGTTGAAGTTATCGACCAATGCCTGTGCATGGCGTATCGCGTCATTCGCCCAACGCACGGCTTCAGGTTCAAACTTGCAGATGAACGGCACAATCTTGGCAGGGTGGTCGCAGTTACGACGGGCTTGCTCACAGGCGCGTTGCAGTATCGACAACGGGATATGGTTCACCGTCATGATAGCGGCTTTACACCAAGCTGTCCGTTCGCCCTCCTGCATACCCGATGGAGCGCACAGCATTAGGCATGGCATCAATAGTGTAATGATTTCCTGTGATGTTGCTGGCCGATATTTGTCCTGCGCTGCTTTCAAAGCTTCCAGTGCCGCCTGATATTTCGTGCAATGCTTGTCGGGCTGCTCGTTCTGTAACGCCCATTCCATCAAATTCTTTTCCATGTAATTGCCCCTTTATTTCGTAAATATCTGCCCAGCAGTTCAATGTGCTTCGGTCTAATACTGCCGCTACATCCTGACCAGCTTGGCGCATTGCATCAAGCTTGTTTATCGCCTTCATTGTGGCTCTGGCTGTCAGCGGCTTCTTTTTGACCTTCCGCATTTCAACCCACCCCAGCCAAGCAGGGACAGGCATCCAATCGGGCAAATCCACTATATCTTGTTTTCCATCTGGTTTAATAACTGGTTTTATATCTGGTATAGGTTCGCCCTTCTGGGCTTCTTCATTTGACCTTTTGGGCAAATGGGTTTGCAGGTTTAGGCAAGTCGGTGCATACCATTTTGTTCTGTCATAAGCTGATTTGTTATAACAGCCACTGATAATCAATCCGCTGGCTTCCAGCTTCTCCAAAGCGGTTCGGATTTGCTTGCCAGTGAGATACGGGAACAATTCAGCGAATGCCGTGATGCTGTTATATGTCCACCAGCGACCATCATAAAAATGCCTGTCATTGGCAGCGTTCTTTTCAGCCCAGTAAAATAGGTTTTGGTAAATCACAGCGGCGTTGCAACCGACCTGTGCAGCGATGGCAGGGTCGAAGTGATGGGCGCTCATTGCAAAGCCCCTTGCGCGATTGTATTGTGGTGTATATAATTGTTCATATGCGGTGCTTTCCTCGATTAGCATTGCGGCCAGCGAAATTTTGAAGCTCCTTAATTTCGCTGGCCCCCCTCTTACCTCAATATGGCCTTTTCATAAAGCTACTTTGTTTGCCGAAATTCGATTGTCGGGAACAAGGCTTTGAATATCGCCTTGCGTAACGTGAAGTCGGCAGTGATTACCCCTTTAATATCTTCACAAATTTCCTGACCGCTTTCCGTGTAGGAAAAGTCTGGCTTATATCCAACTCGCCGCCCGTTATCGTGCTTCACCTGGCTGCCATTAATGATGAACCAAAACTGCGGCTGGATGACCAAATCGGCAATCTCACCCGCAGCCCACAAATCGTGAAGTTCATCACATCGCGCAGCTTCGCGCTTGCTGTCATGCTTATGGCACTGGGAGCAATACGCTTTTTTAGCGTTGAATTTCGACCGACGATTAAACAGCACCACTATTCCGATGTCTGTTCATCATAGTTTAAAAGGGCGTCCCACATCGCTTTTTTATCAGCTTCACTGCGCGGGGGTCTGTTTCTAATTTTCTCCGAAATCAATTCATCCAATGCCTTTTCAACAGCCAGATATGCTTCCAACATTGGCGTTGAACGATTGCGCTTCCAGTTGCTCAATGTGACCCGACTTAGGCCAGCGGCCTTGGCAAGTTTGCCAGCGGTAATGTTGTGTTCTGCGGCGCGTCCGTAAATACGCATAACGGCTTGATGGCTTAACGTCATTTCATGTCCTTTTTGCTAAATGCAAAGCGCATATAAAAAAATGCTTTACATATGTAAATAGGCGTTTTAGAAAAAGCACAAGGAGCAAACATTATGGACATTGAAACTTGCACAATTTGCGGCTTTGGGCTGACATCTGCTTTTTGCTGCCCAGCTTGCGATGCGGCTGACGCAATTGTTGAAGCTGGCGGCTGTCACCCAAATTTTAAAGAAGCGTTAGCTGAAAAAATAGGCAACATTCTTTTGGACAATGATTGGCACACGACCTTCAACGTCCGCAAAGTTTATCCACGGTTTTTTTAAGGAGCAAAAAATGAGTGAAGATAAAATATGCGCTGCGTATGTTGCAGCATTTGCGGAATTGGAGGCAGCAACAAAGACTGCCAACAATCCGCATTTCAAATCTAAATATGCCGACCTTCCGACAGTGATTGATGCTATCAAGCCTCACCTATCAAAGCATGGCCTTGCATTTATGCAGATGCCCAAGCCAAGCGACGGCGGCATCTCAATCGAAACCATTCTGATACACAGCAGCGGTGATAAGCTTTCGATGGGCGTGTTGTTTGTTCCAGCCAATAGGCAGGACGCACATGGTTATGGTTCGGCCCTGACCTATGCGCGGCGATACGCACTGCAAACTTGCTTCGGTCTGCCGACAGAGGATGACGATGGCAACGCAGCGGTTAAATCGCAGCAGCCAGCGCCACGGGTTAAGTTTATCAATGCCCTCCAATTTGATGAATTGCAAAAGCTTGTGGATTACACTCGCACCGATTTGGCCTTGCTTTGCAAGCATTACAAAATTGACGCACTTCATGAATTGCCAGAAAGCCGCTTCGATGCTGTTAAGGCCGCGCTCGAAAAGAAAATCGAAGCATGACGGATATTGGACACAACCAGCCGCCGCCAGTTGACGCGATGGGCTTGCACATTGAGGATTTGTTCCAACTGGTATCAGACACCTTGGCTGGCGTTGATGCAGTGAAAAACGATGAACAGGATGCAGCGCTTGATGGTCTGCTTGATGATTTCCGCAAGGCGCGGAAAGACGCCGACGAATATCGTGCAGCGGAAAAACGACCGCATGATGAAGCAGCCAAGGCGGTGCAAGCAAAATGGAAGCCGTTGCTTGACCGATGCGATATGGCAACAGCCGAAATCAAAGCCAAGCTGACACCATATCGCAATGCCAAGATTGCTGCGCGTGAAGAGGCTGTTCGCATTGCGCGTGAAACTGCCGAGCAAAAGCAGAAAGCCGCACAGGATGCGCTTCGGCAGTCAGATGACTTGGAGGCCCGTTTTGCTGCCGAGGAACAACTTAAGCAAGCTACAATCCTGACAGCGGCGGCAAATCGCGCCGACCGTTCCGCAACTGGTCTTAGGACTACATGGATTGCCCAAATCACCGACCGCCGCGCTGCCCTAAATCACTATTTGCGCGAACAGCCCGAAATGTTTGAGCGCCTCATTCAAGACCTTGCGGACAAGGATGCACGTAATGAGGCAACGCGCCGAAACATTGCAGGAATTGTATTCATTCAAAAGAAGGAGGCAGCTTAATGTTGAATTTTCTGAAACGTAAAACCCCATCGGAAAATCCGGTGGAGGAAGGATTAAGGTTGGCTAAACTGTCTGCCAATAAGCAAGGCCCAGAATGGCAAGCGGCTGCATATCAGGCTTATGTGGAACACGCCAAGCGCCACAGGTTCTTTACCACCGAAGATGTGCGGAAGGCTGCAAAGAACGTCCCTGCCGCCTCAAACAACAGCGCATGGGGGCATATCGCAAAGAAGGCCAGTAAGAACGGCATCATGGTGGAGTTTGAAACCATGCGGTCGAAAAGCGCCTCCACGCACGGGCGGCACATCATCATCTGGCAATCGACGTTGCTGTCATGATGTTACCGCGCAAGATACCAAAAGAGGCAAAGCGCCAAAGCCGCTGGAAGTCGCCAGCGCATTGCAATTTTGTCAGGGGTCACGCCTGTTCCATATGCGGCAGCATGGCAGGAATTGAAGTTGCCCACGTTCGCTATGGAAGCGGCGCTGGCATGGGACAAAAGCCGCACGATTGGTTTACTGTCAGCCTGTGCAAGCAATGCCACACAAGGCAGCACAGCGTTGGTGAACTTACATTCTGGGCAACGTATAACACCAACCCATTTGCTTTGGCCGAAGCGTTTGCAAAGGCCAGCCCGAAAGCGGCTGAAATAGCTGCCAAGAAACGGGAGTTGGGGTTATGACTGACATCATAAACGTGCCGATTAGAAACTGTGGATTTTCCACACGTTTGGCAAACATCTTATACAATGATGGTTATATAACGACTGATGACCTTTTCAAAAAGCCAATGGAAGAATTGCTGTCTGAAATGAGGCGTTGCTTTAACTTCGGCAAAAAATCAGAAGAAGAATTAAAGGACTGGATGTATCTTATACATTCTTTGAATTGCAGTGATTTCAAGAAAGATGTGGGCCAGCTTGCAGACCTTTATGACCTTCAAGCACAGGTGACAAATTTGATAATCCAAAAACAAAAGCAGATGGACGCTTTGCTGTCAGAAATTGAACCAGACGCATATTATTATGCAGATGCAATTGTGTCTTTAGCCAAGAAGCGGGAATTGGGGTTATGACGCAGACGGTTATTTTGCGGGGCCAGCCACAGCGTGATTTGGCCAAGCAATTGATTGATAAGGCCCCCGTCGATGCAGTTGTCAAAATCAGCGAAGCCAAGCGCAGCGATGACCAAAACGCAAAAATGTGGGCCATGCTTTCAGACATCAGCCGTGCAAAGCCAGAGGGCAGGGCGCACATACCTGAAATTTGGAAGTGCATTTTTATGGCTGCATGCGGTCATCAAGTGAGATTTGAACACGGTTTAGATAATCAGCCGTTTCCCATTGGTTTTAATAGTTCGCGCTTGACAAAGCCACAAATGTCAGACCTTATAGAATGTATAATTTCATATGGTCAGCAACATCGGGTTATTTGGAGTGACGGAATTGAGAAATATTAACGGAACCTTTGTAAAAGGTTCGCAGCATTTAATCAGGCATGGAAAGGCCAAAACAAAAATATACAACATATGGAATGCAATGAAGGATAGATGCCAAAATCCTAACAATGCAGCATATAAAAATTATGGTGGAAGGGGAATTAAGGTTTGCGAAAGTTGGCAGGATTTTTCTAATTTTTACGCAGACATGGGTGAACCAACTGACGGCATGACTTTAGATAGAATTGATAACGATGGAAATTATTCTAAAGATAATTGCAGGTGGGCAGGGCGGCGTCAACAAAGCCTAAATAGAAGAAACGCCGTAAAATTAACAATCAATGGTGAGACGCTTTCTGTTTCCCAATGGGCCGAAAGAAGCCCAGTTTCGGCAGGCACAATTTACGCACGACTTAAAAATGGCTGGGCGCACGATTTGGCTGTTTTTTCAAACAAAGTATCTCGCTTGGGAATACCCAGAGGTAAGATGCTTAGAGATTTTCAACAATAACGTAAAATGGAGCGAAAAATATGAGTGAACCACACAGCGAACAGCTTCGGCTTTTGATTGAGCGTATCGAGCGTTTGAATGAAGAAAAGAAGGGCATCAGCGATGACATCCGCGACGTTTACAACGAAGCCAAAGCGCACGGATATGACACCAAGATTGTCCGCGCCGTTATACGCCTTCGTGCAATGGAAGATAATGACCGCCAAGAATACCAAGCCGTCCTCGACACATATATGACCGCCCTTGGTCTTTGAAAGGAAACACCATGTCATCATTGAATAAAGTCAGCTTGTTGGGTTCGCTTGGCGCTGACCCAGAAATAAAATCGTTCCAGAATGGTGGTCGCGTCTGCAATTTGCGGCTGGCAACATCCGAACGCTGGAAAGACAAAAACACTGGCGAACAAAAAGAAACGACCGAATGGCACAGCGTGTCCATTTTTAGCGATGGGTTGGTCGGCGTTGCAGAGCGGTTTCTGACCAAGGGCAGTAAGGTCTATATTGAAGGCCAACTGAAGACCCGCAAATGGCAGGACGCCAGCGGCAACGACAAATACAGCACGGAGATTGTGTTGAACGGCCCAAAGGCTGCGTTGATTTTGCTGGGCAGCAAGGGTGAGGCAAAGCCACTGGATGCGTCTGTTGACCCATCAAAGGGTGAACATAACACTTGGGATAATGACCTCGACGATGACGTTCCGTTCTAAGGGCTGCACCATGACAAAAATCACAATCAAAGAAGTCGTTGACCAGTGCAGGATTTACGCTTGCGACAAAAAGGTGGCGGAGGTGCTTAATTGCCCCGTCACCTTGGTCGAAGCCTGTAGGCCCATGATTTACAGTCGTGGGCAGAGGCGCGATGGTTTGGGGCTGAACGAAGATACTGGAAAGCATTGCCAAGTGACTTTGCGTCACAAAACGGAAGCCGAAAGCATCAAGGTTGCAAGCCAAAGCCTTCTTATCAAGCAACTGGAAACGGGGCATCACTGGCTATCGAACGACAGATTTTTTGCTGTCGTTTCAAAGCTAAATCCCGAGCTGGGGTTGCTATAATGCAATAAATGAAAAAAGTGCTTTACATATATATTAAGCGACTTTATATGGGTGGTCAGGGGCAGATGCCCCGCCATCCATAGGAGTTTTAATTATGACCATTCGTGAAATTATCCAATCGCAGCCATTGAGCGAAATCATCAGCGGCATTGCGATGGTTATTGTTCTACCCATCGCGTTCATCGCATTGATGGTGGTGCTGCCATGAAAAAAACTCTTACAGTTGAAGAACGCCGTCAGTTTTACAAGGGGGTTACTGAAGCCCTGTGGGAACGCATAAAAATAGAAGGCTTAGATGCTGATGCAGATGCGCCACATCCCGACGATTACGATGGCGGACGCTTTGATTTTTACACAACACGGGGAATTTCAAAATGACGCAGCCAAACACGACATCTGAATTGACCATACGCACTGCCGCCCCGATGGGCCTGAAGCATCGCGTCAGCCCTCAATCAGCATGGCCTTTGCGCGGTGCAGACGGAAAGACGTTTGCAGAGCGCCGCAAGGAACAGGAGCAAAGCAAATGAGTGACGATAGCATTGAAGCAAAAGCCTTGGCACTGGTGAACGAGTTAGCTGCGATTTACGCAAAGCGCGCCTTTACTGTCAGCGAACCACATCTGTCGGGCTATCGTATTCTTATTGGGTTTGACAGAAATGCGGACGCCGACGCGCTCTTTCACAGTCTGCCAATCCTTTCGGATTTCATCCCCAAGCCCAAGCCTGACCCGCTGGTGGAGGTGGCAAAAAGCTTAGGATATTTCAACACCACCGCGCAACATTGGGCTGGAGATGTCCGCGCCGCACTGGACGCCCTTGGCTTTGAGATAAGGGAAAAGAACGATGAGTAATGAACACGAACGCTTTTACAAAACCGTTCCAATGGTCGGCACGATACCGGAGAACAGCAGGGGCGCAGGCGGCACTGGTTTGCAGCCTGTGGTCTGCGGCAAAGTTGCAGCGGCTGGCACTGACCGAATTGGTGGGGCTGGCGTTGTGATGCATAGTGTTGTCGTTGCCACACAGAGCGATGCGCTGCATGAACAGCTTTTGCAGGAATGCTTGGTTAAGTTGCGTGATGTTCAAGGGACGCAAGCGCCGAAGCAATACGCCTGCAATTTAATCAAGCGCATTGAGCGGGTGCTACAGGGGCAAAGCAAATGAGCAACCCAATCCAAACTAAGCGCATTAAAATGGCTGATAAACGCAAGGGCAAGGGCATCTTCTATTTTTCAGGAAGCAAGGCTGGCCGCATTTCATGGGCTGATTGGTTTTATATACGGGAGAAGGGGCAATGAGCGCAACATGGCAGCAATATGCGAACGACTTTAACGCCCTGACCGACGAGCAAATTGAAGCCGAGTGTGACCAGTGCCGTAGGGACATTGACGAAGCAGAAAGCTGGCTGGAAGCCGTTGCAGCTTGGGAGGCAGCGGGTAGGCCACGCAGGGAACAGGAACAAAGCAAATGACTGAACACGACCTACACCTGATTGAGATAGGTGAGAGGGCTGGCATAGAAGCCGCCATCAATGCGTTGGAAGCCGACGCCAAGCTATGCGATTGCGCTGCGCTGGAAGAAAGTGAGTGCGCTTGCGGGGCGTGGGCTGATTACAAGACCATTACATCAACGAGGGCGATTGAGATTGTCCGTGCATTAAAGGAGAAAAAATGACCGCAGATAACTGGCTTTTCTTGTTGGTCATATCAGTGTGGGTATTGACCGCATACCTGATTACAACCGCGCCTGACATTACAGAGCAAGAGCGCAAAGAAATGGAAGAAGATTGGTGGTCGTAAAAGAAATGGGCCACCCATAACGAGCGGCCCATATCTTATTTTTTGCGCTGCTTCTTTTTTGCATCCGCTGCGGTCGAAAGAGCAATGGCAACAGCCTGTTTCTGGCTCATGCTTGGATGCTTCTTCAACTCATAACCAATGTTGCGGCTTATGGTCTTTTGGCTGTAGCCTTTTTTCAGTGGCATATCAGCCTCCGATGATTTGCGACAGGCCAACAGCAGCGGCAGCGACAAACGCCAGCGCAGCAGCAACCGTGGCCTTCCAGCCCAGCTTATCTTCAGCAACATCTTCCATAGGAAGCAGCTTGCCAGTGGCCTTCTTGATGATGGCTTTTTCGGCTTCTTTTCTCAAAGCCTTGCCAGCTTCTTTCTTTAGCTTGCTTTTCAAATCCATTTTCATTCTCCTATAGCCAAGAAGCGTATTTCTTGGTTTTCAGTTTGCGGTCATCAAGGCCGTGCGTTCCGCCATTGATGCGCTTTGTGAGGGCAAGGATTGCAGCATCATTGATGCCTTGGTCGCAGATGCCCCACAACTTATTGCGGTCAAAGAACCATAGCGCACTTTCAATTGCCAGTTCGCCAGCCACAAGGTCAGGGTTGTCCATAACGTCAGGGCGTCCGATATAATCAGCAAACGCTTTGAAATTGTCATGGCCCGTCAATTGCAAAAATCCGCGGCCACGAAATTTGAAACCCATGCCGCTGCTTTCAGGGCCATTGCCCATGCGGTTCGCATAAACACGGTTTGCAATCTTGGCGGGTTGACGCTCATAAGCCTTTGCTAAAGCGTCAGTCGGAAAATACTTCCCGAAGATGCCCCGCAAGCCTTTCGCGCCATAGTTAAGGTTCTCACTGGTGGCTTTCCAGTTGCCACTTTCATGGGCGCACTGTGCAAAAAAATGCGCTGCACGATTGTTGTTCAGCTTATAATAAGCCGCCGCAGCCTTCAGCGTGGCGGGGCCGAAAGCCCCGTCAGCGGGAATGCCAATTTTTTCCTGTAGTTTTATAAGGCTCATTTCCCTGCACTCCGCCAATCTGGAAAGTCGTTTTCGTCAACAACGCCGTCACCGTTGGCATCGTAACGCATATCATTGCGATACTTTTCCCAAGGCTCCATTTCGTCATCATCATCGTCTTCTGGTTCATCAATGAACACAGTTGCCGCTGGGTCATCATAACGTGGCGCTGGTGCAACCATGTCAGGTGTAAGCGGCAGCGGGTCTGGTTCAGGCGATACAGGGGCCACAGGCTCTGGTTCAGGGTCGTTGCGGTCTTCTGGTGGTGGCGGAACCAACTCGCCCTTCATGCCCATCAGCGTGGCGTAGGAGCCAGCCACAGCGCCAACAACCGAAGTCATGACGTATGACAGCAATCCGAATACGTCTTTATTGTCGATAATCTCATTCGATATGAACAGGCCAACAATCATGGCGCAAGTGATGGCAACAATGACAAACGCCATCGTTTTTGCCGCCAGCAGCAACGCTTTAATCCGTGCCTCCAATAATTTATCTTCCATCCTTAGTCCTTTCCGTTGCCAGCCAGCGGATTTGCCAGCGTCTTTTGGATACGTTCCTTTGTTTCAGCTTCCAGTTCCTTGATGCGGCGCTGTTGCTCTTGGTCTTGCTGGCGCAACTGGTCAATGACCGCCCGTTGCATCGCCATGTTTTGTGCATCGCTACTGCGAACGCTGCTACTGACGGCATCAACAGTTTGACGGGTCGCGCCAACGCTGCTGGATATGCTGCCAGTGAGATAGTTCAACGCTTCGCTATTGCCCTTGGTCAATCGTTCAACGCTTGTAACACGTTCATCCAGCACCGAAATGCGCCCTTCAATACCAGACAGGTCGGGCGGGACATACGCAGCGGTCACTTCCTGCATCGTCAGGAATTGCTGATACACTTGGAAACCAGCCCACAAGCCGCCGAGTATTGTCGAAAAAGCCGCAAAGATAATGGCAATCTTGCCGCTGCTTAGGCCACCGATGTTAAAGCTAAAGCCGTTTTCATCAAAAGATACCTTGGGTTCTTCTTTTTCATCATTTGTATTGGGCATCGACAATCTCCCGCCATTTGGCGTCGTTGGTTTGGTTCATCCGATACATCTCAAAGTCAGCGTCACGCAGCCTTCTGTTGCGGTATATATCACGCACAACGTAAAAGTCAGCCCTGTCAGATAATGCCACCTGTCGGTAAGCATTGAACGCAGGAACCGAACCCATTTCGGCAATCGTATCTGACTGCCCTTCGGCCATTTCATTGTTTGATTGGTCAGCCGATGCGGTGGGCGATGCAGCAACAGGACGGCCCCCCATGTTGTTCAGCACCTCAAAGTTGCTTGTGACCGACATGGGGCTGCTAAACGAAACGGCGGCATCCACGCCAGAACCAGAACCGCTGGCGGCATTGCTTATGGATGCGCTTGCCGATGCTTCAAACCTGACTTGCACTGATGCAACATTTTGGATGCCTCCTGCGCCATCCTCAAAGGTCGCTGAAGCCTGTTGCGACATATCCTGCTCTAAACTACCACTCGCCAAATCTTGCGCCTGTGAAGCGTTTTCTGGGCCTGTGGCGGAAAGCGCAGCCACTTGGTCGGGCGACAATCGTTCCGCTTCGGCTTTTTCGGCCACCGCAGCCCGTTCAACGGCAACTTCGACCGCTGCGTCAACCGATGCTTCAACGGATGCATTTGCTGTTTCCAATGCCTCTTGCGCGGTTTCAATCACTTGCTCAATTTCGGCAATATCTTCAATCAGCACTTCTTCTTGCGTTTCTTCCATCGCAGCTTGCTCGACCGAAGCTACAGCAGCTTCCAGTGCGCTTTCCGTCGGGTCAGGTGCGCCGACATCAACAGCGACTGAAACTGGTGGGCATGATGGGTGCTGCGGTGTGGCGTTGCAGTCAATTGCCACTTCGTCAGGGATTGGCGAACCATAGGTCAACAGACCCGATTGGTTTTGCAGGAATTGCGGGTTGCGCCCGTAAAAAAGCGGCACATTGTCATCCGCTTCAGGCCCAGTGATACCAGCCGTAAAATCGCGCCAACCGGATGCAGACAAAGACCCGTAGTTGAATTGGATGTTGCCGTTGCTGAACAGGCCAATTTCAAACGTGTTGGAATTGTTCGTGCCGTATTCCTGCACGTTATACCAACCGAATAATGCTACCCCATCGCTGACGCGATAGTAAGGGTTGCCAGTGAAGCTGATAAGGTCTGACCAGTATGCGTAAATCGTGTTGCGCTGGGCCTGTTCAATCGGTTGACCATTGCAGCACAGGTTTGCTGGGCTTTGGAACGATACAAAGCCGTTGCTCGACACCCAAACGTCTGTGAACGTCTGCCCCCAGTATTCAAACTCAAACCCAAGGGCCACTTGCCGTGTGTTGTCATCGCCAAGGTTTAATGGCGTCATGGTCGTAGGAGCGCCGTTGATTTGCGGAGGGATTAGGGCAGCCTCGTAGGTCTGCGCCCACACAGGTGTCGCGCAAGTCAGCAGGAAAGCCACCCGCAAAGCGTATGTTTTAATCCTTAACAGGGCGAAGCTCGACGTTTTCAGTCCAAGCGGCACGGGCTTCCTCGCCAATCAACCCCAAGAATGGGCAGGGTGTTCCGGCCATCTCCATTGCCCTAAAGACGCGAAAGTCTTGGCATAGGAGGCTCACAGCGGCAACGCGCATACCCATATCGTAAAGCGTCTTGGATAGCTTCATACGTTCGCAGTTTTGGTCACGCACAGTGCGGCCAGCCGACAGGCCAATGATTTGCGTCTGCACAGCGCCCGATTGCCCCGTGGTGCAAAGGTCTTGGCTGTATGACATCATCGACGGCGCGATGGCGCTTGGTGGCGGCGACTTGATGTTCTGGTCGATAATCTGGCGATTGACGCTTTCACTGTAACTCTTGCTGTCGCTGACGTTGACGTTGTTGTTTTGGTTTACGTTGTTGGATGTCTGATTGATGGTGTCGGTGTTGTTGCTAGTGACGTTGCTGTTGACCGTCTGATTTACCGTGCTGTTGCTAACGTCGGTGTTGAAATTGCGATTGGTCGCGTCGGATGTGTTGACGTTCGTATTCTGATTGATATTGGTCATCGTGCCAGAATTGATATTGTTATTTGTGTTTACCGATGTGCTGGTGCTGACATTGACGTTGTTGTTGGTGTTGGTGTTTGCCGATGTGCTGGTCGAAGTGTTGTTATTGTTATTCGTGTTGGTGCTGGTGGACGTATTGTTGTTGTCCGATGTGCTGGTCGTGGTCGTGGTATAGACGTATTCCGTTGGCGCAACAGATACAGCCTGTGCCAGCACCATCGACGATGATGCAATTAACGCGATAAGAGCCAGCACAAATTTTTTCATGGTCGGTCAGCCTTGTTGTCAAGTTTGTCTTCGATACGACGAAGGTGCATCATCACTTCGTCAAACTTCTTGTCGATGCCGTTGAACCGCTCTTCGCCAAAGCCAAGGCGCGCCTCCATGAGGGTGAGCCTGTTGTTGAGGTTGACCCAGACCGTTATCAGGCCTCCGATGAAGCCGAGAATGGTAATTATGGTGTTGGCGTCGATGTCCATTAGCTTGTTTCCGTCAACTGTGTGAAGACTGTGCAATTAGGGCCATATACAACATTGCTGGCGCTATCGGTTACACGGCAGCGATATACGCCTGTGGCCTCGACAGTCTGGCCAACCGATACCGTCATATTCTTGCTGAATGTGGTGCTGTTTGATGTGCTTGTATTTGGCGAAAATGTGTCGCCACTGACATATTCCCACAGATACGAATAAGGCGATGTGCCGCCAGATGGCGTAACAGATGCCGCAGACGTAGTGACTGTTTTAGAACCAGCGCCCAACCGAGTATCCGAACCAGATACGCTTGTGCTTCCAGTGGCGCTAAAGCTGCTTTTGCCACGAAGGTTGTTCATGGATATTGTGCCAGACGGAACGCCAGCCAGTGTGCGGACGGCAGTTTCGTTCAGCGAAATCGTCGCCGTTGCTGACCTACCAAGTTCCGTATTCACTTGGCCCATAGTGATTGTTCCGGTTGGCAGTGTCATGGTCAGCCAGCTTTCTTCAGGGCTTCAACTTCAGCCTTCAATTCAGCGATTGCAGCAAATGCCACGGCGACCAGTTTTTCATAATCAACCGCCAGTGTGCCATTTTCGCGGGTGCGGACAGCAAGCGGGAATACAGCCTCTACGTCTTGCGCGATGACACCGAAGTCGCTCTTGCGAATGAAATAACCATCCTCGCCGCCGTTTTCCGCGATGTAGGCATCCGTCCAATCAAAGGTCTTGCCACCGATTGCCGATGCGACATCAACAGCGCCTAAAATCGGCTGCACGTTTTCCTTAAACTGGATGTCAGATGTGGCATAAGCGGTCACGTTGCCCGTTGCCGAAATCGCGCCGTTCACTGTCAGGCCAGCCATTGTGTAGCTGTTGGCAGTGTTCAAGGCATTGGCTGTTGAGGCAGTTGTTGCGCTGTTGGCTGTTGATGCCGTTGTTGCGCTACCAGCCGTCGTTGCAGTGGTCGCAGTTGCAGCGTTGCCGCTGATGCTGATGCCCCATGTGCCTGTCGCGCCAGTTCCTGACGTAGTGACGCCACCCAAAGCCGAAAGTGCTGCGCTGCCCGAAGTTGCGCCAGTGCCGCCGTTGGCGATGGGGAGTGTTCCAGATACCTGTGTGGTCAGGCTGACACCCGACAATGTGCCACCAAGGGTAAGGTTACCGCTTGAAGTCACTGTGCCGCTTAGGGTGATGCCATTGACCGAACCCGTGCCGCCAACAGAACTAACAGTTCCGCTGCTTGTGCCGACTGCAACGCCATTAACAAACAGGCCAGCAGCGTTGATTGTTCCAGAGCCTTTAGCGCCACCCGTAGGAGCGCCGACCTGCAATCCAGCAGCGGGTGATAATGATGTGATGTCAGTATTTGCCCCCGATGCAGCCGCGCTTAAATTCGACCGCGCCGCAGCCGCCGTTGTTCCACCTGTCCCGCCATTGGCAACAGCCACAGTGCCGCTGACATTGTTCGCGGTGATGTTCCAACTGCCAGAAGCATTCGCGCCATCTGCACGGGCAACAGGACGGCCACCGACTGTCGCACCATCATGAACGCGCAAAGCAGAATTGGTTGTATCAACAGTGACTTCACCAACGACGCCAGTGAAGCTTGCGTGTTCCGTTGCGGTTCCGCGCCGCATTTTGACTTGCTTACTCATTTATAAATCCCCAATCGTCTTGCTCATCATATACAACGTCGATGCCATTCCAGTCTTCGTAACCGCTTGAAAAAGAACCAACATAATCAGCAAAGTTTTGCATAGTTATGGAAAAGGAACGTGCGCTGCCGTAAAATGCGTTGGCCTTGCTTTCAAAAACTATCTGGCCGTCGTTGCGTAACGGGGTCGGCGCGATGGTCGAAACGACAGGACGGGTCGGGTCAACAACTTCGGGAGCCGATGGGTCTTCAACTGTATCAATCCATTCGCCAACCGTATTTGCATCAGGAACGAACGCCACCATGCTTGCAAGCAAATCGTCGATAGCATCAGCCAAAACGCTGCCAGTAAGCGTGATTGTCGATGGCGCAGCATTGATGAAATGGGTGATGGCGACAGGTGCGCTGCCAGTGATTGCCGACAAGTTACCCCATTCAAACGGGTCGAATTTAGCTGTGTTGAGATAGGTCGATATGGCGTTGCATTCGTCCGTGAAATCAATTTGGGCATCTAAAAAATCGAGGCTTTCGGTGACAAAGTTGTCAGGGTCACCCAATCTTGAAGGCGCAGACGGCAGCGTTGTAATCGCGGGATATGGCATTAAATCAACCCCTCAACCGAAAGTGAACACTCCGAAATAGAAGGATTAGATAGCACAACACTGAAGTCGCGGTAATACCCTAAAACGATGGTTTCGCTCCGATTTGGGTCACCAATGTAAACGGCTGGCGTCGAACGTATAGAGGCCAAGAATTTGTTAAATTGCCCGACCTGTGTGGTTTCAACCGTTACGTCATAATCTGCACGTTTACTGTAGGCTCTTGGCGTGATGGTGACGTTGCCAAAGTCATCAATCGTTTTGACCGAATAATCCTTGATGCCCACAGCCGTGCCGAAGTTCGTGACAGCCAGCGTAGATTTTTGACCGATAATCATTTCGCCGCAAGTCGCCGTGCCGCCGCCAGCATCAATGATAAGCTGGAATGATGCGCCGGAATAATTCGGGATGTCGATGAAGGCCAATTCCGTCGCGCCTGTTTCGGCTATCGGCAGGAAGTAATAGCTGAAATAGCTGGTCAGCCCGCTGTAATCTGTCAGGCTGATTGTTTCATCATAAACGATGGTATCGTCAGATGTGCGGACGATTAGCTGGGCAGTGGCTCCGTCAACGTCAAACAGCACGACAGAGTTACAAACCGTGGTCGGGGTGATGGTAACATCAATGCTGCCAGAATTGGTGGTGGCAGAGCCGACAGATATGTCGAACATCTTGTATCGGTTCGTGGCGCTGACAAAGAGCCACGTTGCAGGAACCGCAGCCGCGCCGATGTCAGGCCTGTCTACAGTGGCCGATGTGACCACCTCATAGATTTTGTGGTCATAGATGCGGCGGTCACCCAGCACATAGGTTCCAGCCGTCCATGCAGGGTAATCGGTTTCGGCAACATTGCTGCTGGTTAAGGTCGCAGCCGTGACATCCGCTGGCTTAATAATAATCACTTGCGTCCTCCCTTATGTCAGGCAGACCGTCGCCATCCCATCTGTCCATCAATTCGTATGATTTACCAGTGTTTCGGGCAACCTGATACATCGCATTATACAGCATATTGCCCATGTTGGATAGGTCGCCAGATGTTTGTTCAGCATTTGCAGACGCAGTATTGTTGCCATCGAACGTCAGGCCAGCGCCCGTGGTGTTCACTGTCGCATTGCTTGCTGCTTGTGCGGCCAATGTTTCGCTAAGGCTTGCTGACAACCACGCACGAATACGAGCAACTTCAAGCGCCGATGTTGCGGAACCAAGCGTTGCTTCTTCGATAGAACGGCTAAGTTCTGGAAGCTTGCCAAGGGCGTCAAGGTTTCCTGCCCGTGCTTGTGCCGTTAAGGTGGCGAATTGCGCCTTCAGCAATACAGAAGACGATGATGTGTTGATGCCACGCAAACGATTGATTTCGTCGATGACTGTCTGGCTGACATCCGCCAGCGTTTCCATATATTTCTGCATAGCATCAGCGGCATCTTGCGCGGCCTTTGCTTGTGCATCAGCGGCTTCTTCAGCGGCCTTTGCAGCTTCAGCATCTGCCTTGGCTCTAGCTTCCGCAGCCCAGATTTGCTCTTGTAGCCCACGAAGGCTTGCATCCATCGCTGCCAATTCCAATATGCGCCGTGCGGCCAATGCTTCAACAGTCCGCCCTTGTGCCTCCATCAACTGTATTTCAAGTTCACGGCGATCATTGGCAAGTTTGGTAGCTGCTTCCAATGCCTTGGCTTGTGTTTCAGCCGCTTCCTTAGCCGCTTCAGCCGCAGCCTCACTTGCGGCACGGGCGTCTTCTGCTGCCCATATTTGCCTTTGCAATGAACGCAGTGTTTCGTCCATCGCTTGTAATTCAAGTTCGCGCCGTGCGTTAAGTGCGCCAGTCGAATTGCCCAGTGCATCCATCAGGTCAATTTCGAGCGAACGGCGGTCACGCGCCAAGGATGCCGCCGCTTCAGCCGCTACTGCCGCTTCTTCAGCAGCCTTTGCTTGCGCTTCAGCCAAAGCTTCAGTTGCCTTTGCAGCGTCTTCAGCAGCCCAAACTTGCTGTTGCAAGGCGCGAAGGGTTGCGTCCATGCCTTCAAGTTCAAGCGCACGTTGTGCAGCCAGTGCGCCAGTTGCATTGCCCTGCGCTTCCATCAGTTGAATTTCCAATTCACGGCGTGGCCTGTTGGCTTCAAATATCGCCTTGGCTTGCTTGATGGCATAAAGTTCTTCAAGCTTGGCATAATCAGCAGCCGATGCGCCAGCTTCAGCAAAGATAGCCTTCAGCTTTTCCATTTCAGTGGATAGTTCATCAAGGCTTGAACGCAGCGGGTCTGTTTCCTTGACCAAATCCTTGAACACTTGGTCAAACTTCAGTGCCTTTTGCACCTGTTCATTCAGATCGTTTCCAGCACGAATAAGGGTTTGCGCTCCCGCACTGATGCCCGTGACGATACCCTGTTGTATTGCCAGTTGCGTGACATAAGCGACAGCAGCCGCTTGGTCAGTGCCGAAGTTCATTACGCCAGAACCTGAAGTGCGACCAGCACCAGTAGGATCAACAACGTAATCCTTTTTACGCATACCAAGGCTGACTTTGACGTTGCCACCCAACGTGCCGCCAAGCTGTTCTGCTATGTTGCCCAAGCCCTTCAGCAAGCCATTCGCCATATTGTCAGCGATGCCCTTAAGCTGTGCGCTGTTACCGGAAAGGGTGCGCTGCATAGCGCCGCCAGCAATCTGTGTAAGCGTTGCACTGCCTGTCTTTGTTTTTGTCAGCAATCCACCAACAAGGCCACCAAGCAAACCGCCAGCTATTGCGCCAAGTGGCCCAGCCAAAGAGCCAAGCGCCTTGCCAAATACTTTGCCGCCGATGTTCTGCAATCCCTTGGTCAAAAATTCCTTGCCAAGCGCACCTCCGATAGCGCCACCGACAGCACCACCGATACCGCCGCCAACCATGCCGCCGATTTTGGCATTGGCAAGGACATTTGGCAGAGCATCAAGAAAGCCGCTCAATGCCTCCTTGGTTTTTTCGGGAAATGCATCAAACATGGTCTTGAGGTTTTTCTCAAGGTCAGGTGCAGCAATGCGGATTTCATTGCCAAGGTTTTGCAGGAATGAACCAGCGCCACCAAAGAGGTCATCAGTCAGACCAATCAGGCTACCCATCGTTTTTTTGAGTTCTTCAGCCTTCTTCTGCTCCTTGGTTAAAACACTTTCTGCGTTAATGATGTCTGTTTGGGCTTTGACGTATTCCTGCCATGCGGAATTTACATCCTTAATGCCATCCGCCGCAGCCTTAGCCTTGAAGCCTTCTTCTTCAAGTTCTAAGGCCCGTCGCGCACGGGCTTCACCAGTTAGGCCAACCAGTTCCAATTCGTTCTGCAATGGCTTGATGATGTTGTTTTGGAAATCCTTGCCAGCCTGTGCGCGGGTCGCTTCTTCCCAAGCAGCGCCAGCCGCCTTAATCTGGTCAGCAAGTTCCTTGGTAGGCGCGGCAGCAGCGGCTGCGGCAACTTCAATTTTCTTGATTTCAATGGCAGTTTTGCCGATGCGATTAGTTTCCTTTTCGATATTCTCGATAAATTGTTCAGCTTGCTTAACGCGCTGTTCAAATAGCTTCTGTTCTTCCGATTTCTTTTCGGCAGCAGCCTTCTTCTGTTTGCGTTCCTCATCAAGCCGCCCCTTTGCAACTTTGATGCTGTTTGCATTCCACTTGTCCATAAATGCGCCAGCGTCCGAATAGGCGTCGGTGTATGCCTTACCGATGGCCTGACCAGCCTTTTGTGCAGCGCCAGCATTTTCATTTGCGATTTGAGCAAATTTGACGGGGCTTAAAAGCGGTTCGCCAGCGAGGTCGTTGATAGCCGCAACGATATTGTTGACCAAAAAGCTGACAGCGCCAATCGCAGCGTTGACTGCTTGAACGAACAGATCACTTAAAACGGCGGGGAATGTGGCCCAGATTATTTTGACGGCGTTAAATGTCCCTGCAAAAGCCGCATAAATGACTTTGGCTGATGTGACCGCAAACTTCCCAGCCTCATCCAACCAGCCTTTGATTGTGTCAAAGACAGCCCCAAGATTAAGCCCCTCATAAATGGTCATCCAAAGACCTTTGATGGTATCCATCGTGGTCACAGATGCGCCGCCAGCCTTGTCAATTTGCTCCGCTGTCATGCCCATTGATTTGGCATAAGCTTCGACTTCGCCAGATTTATCGAATTGCCCAGATATAAGCGCAAAGCCAGCGGTCAGGGTCGCGGCGGCTGCGGCCACGCCAAGGATAATTGCTGTCACAGGTGCGAATGCCGTTGCAGTGGCAGCACCAGCAGCAGTTGATGCGGCAGCGGCTTCCATTTCTGCGGCAGAAAGAACCCTTGCTGTGGCAGCGGCTTCAACTTGTGCGGCGGCAAGACGGGCTTGACCAGCGGCGCGTCTTTCGGTCGCGGCTTGCGATGCCAATGCAGTCGTTGCGTTTTCAGCTTGGGCAGCAGCAAGCGCCAATTCAGCTTGTGCAGTAATCACCGCTTCAGCAGCTTGGGCATTTAATGCACGGAAACGTGAGGCGGTTGCCCCCGTGGATGCTGCGGTAGCATCAAGCTGTGCGTCAGATGTGGTTTTCAAAATGCCGATCATAGACAGCAGGGCAACGCCAAACTGCTTGGTGGACATCCCTGACTGCATCATGATGCCACTGATCTGGCTACCCTGCTGAACAAAGGCTGTCAGTGGGTTTGCGCCAGATGCAAGCTGCACACCCAAATCCTGAAACTGGAATGCAAGGTTCGTGATTTGATGGCTGGCAAGTTGGCCTGTCTGTCCGACAGCCCTCATTGCGTTTGCGGCGGCGGCTTGGGCAGTCGCACCTTGGGCGATGACTGTATTCATGCCGTTGATGGCTACAGATGTTCGCGTGGCTGTCGCACCAAAGCTGCGAACACTGCCTTCAGCGCCAGCAGCGGCAGAACCCATTTTATTTAGGTTTTGCGATGCTTCATTGGCATCACGGCTATCAACTGAAATACGAAGGTTCGCTAAATCTGCCACGCGCAATATCCTATTAGGCCCACAGCGTTATCGCTTAATCTGGGCCATAACACAAGATTATCGTCCTGTCTTGGTGTTGATGCGATTTGCCCAATCAGACATTGCTTTTGATATTTTGTCGCGCCGTTCTGGGGTCATCATTGCGGGATCAACCCAAGGTGGCGGCGTATTTGGCTCAATGGCTTCAGATAGCATTGCAGCGTATTCGCGGGACAACTGCCTCACTGCTTTGGCTTCCCAAGGCGTCAACATCACGCACTGGTTCGCCATCCAAGCAGCCAAATCGACTTCATCTATTGCGATGTTGCCACCCATGCCAATGGGCTTGGCGGGGCCAACCTCGAACAGTATTTCGACAAGGTAGGCTCCGCCAAGCAGGGGAGGCATTGCGTCTGACTTGGTTTCCCGTCTAGGGCGTTTTGCCTTCGACGGGATTGTATTAAGCCAAGCCGCTTGCTTTACGAATAGGGTTAATTGCTCAATCGTTTGAGCGAAAGAAGTTTGCGCGGTCAGCGACAAACTCCGCGACTTGCTCCTTGATCCACGACCATTCGTTATAAACTTTGCGGACGTTTTCAGGTGTGCAATCTAGCTTCTTGCTATCAAGCGTGAAGCCTTCCCATGAAACAGTAAGCTTCACAAGATCATCAATGCTGTCTTCAGCCAGCTTTTCAGCGTCAAAATCGACAGCCTTCTTGCCCTTGGAAATGCGGTTTAATGCCGCTTGCTGCTTTGCAAGTTGGATTTTGCGATAAACTTTGCTGTCCTGTCCAAGCAAAGTGATCGTCATGCCCTCAATAATTTCTTCGCTTTCAGGGTGAACGATTTGCAAAACAGCGCCATCGTCAGCCATAACTGGCTTCAATGAATTAAGATCAAAAGACATATTAAACTCCATCCGAATGCACCGATGTTAAATGTCTCCCCCGCCGTGGTCGGATGCAGCCACGACGGGGAAGTTTGTGTGTCGTTAGTCTACTTTAACGACCGAATTGTCGATTTCAAGCGTGACTTCAGCCATCGTGATGGCGTCAGCGTTACCGACATTCGTTTTGTAGGACATAACCTGTGCAGTGAAATACTGGATTTCACCAGTTACAAGCGCAACCTTGACGGATACCTGTGCATCCGAACCAGCAGGTGCTTCACCAGCAGTCTTCAATACGCCTTGACCAGCATCGTCAAACGACGAAGCCATTGCAAGCGTAACCGAACCATAGTTCAGCGAACCACGGCGCTTTGCAACGATACCCGTGCCAAGTGGCGTGTGGGTAGCAAGCGCAGCTTCTGCGCCGAATGCTGGCAAATCGGAAAGTTCGCCGCAAGCCGACCAAGTAAGGGCAGCAAAGCCAGTAGCGTCATAGGTAGCGGGGGCAGTGGCGGACACTGAAACGATAGTGCCAACCGAAGAAACAACGTCAGACATAATTTAATCTCCATGCATGGGATTTAACATTTAACACAAAAAAGCAGCCAAGTCACCCTAACGCATTTTGCGTTCTGCGCGGTTGATTGCCAGCCGCACCATACCACTTGGCGCTTGCTTTGACCATTGCTCAAATTCAAGGCGATAAATGTATGGCAGGTTGTTACTTATCCAAAAGATATTGCGTGGCGCATTGGCAACGGCAGCAGCACCAGCAGAAATGGCATAAGTGGAACCACCACTGATTGCTGGTGCGCTAACGCCACGACCAGCATCAGCCTCAAATGCTATTTGCCCCGTTGATGGAGAGCCTATGCTGCACTGCCAGTTGGCCCTTGCCCGACCTGTATCGACAGGCGTATTCAAAACGATGTCAGACAACAGGTCTAAACATATTTTGCTAATAACGGCGTCAGCGTCCTTTCCAGCCTTTTCCGCAAATTTCTTTACGTCCAAGCTAAAGCTGGTCATGCGAAAGCCCTGTAGGTCACGCTGACAGGGATGACAAAGCGATCACCAGACATAAACGCTGGGTTCTGTGTCGTGCGCTGTATCGTCACTGTCACGCCATCATAAACAAGCCTATCGCCACGTTGAAAGGCAGCAGCAACATTATCAGCAGTCGCACGGGCTGCGCCCTTGTTGGCGTCCGCAGGGGCATAGACAAGCACTTGGTAAACGCCGCCAAATTCATCCGATGCCGCGCTTGATACGCCGACAGGGATGGTATCACCGCTCAATAAGGTTTCGCTCAAATAAATGTCGCCAGCAGGGGGAATGAATTTTGCATTTTCCCAATGTGTCGGCAATTCAAGTGTGTTCAATTGCGTGGCAAGCGCCGCGCTAATCTTGCTGTTAATCATCTAAAGCCTCCACGATCTGAATATCTATGGCGACCTTTTTACCATCATCTAGCCGAATTATATAGGCGATAACATTGTTCTGACTATCATGCAGAACGCTATCCAAAATGCCAGAGTTCCATTGCGATGGAAAGAAAACCCTCTGGCCTATTGGCAACATCAGTTTGACCTTAGTTGGCATATGTAAATCACATCCTCACCCGTCAGGCGGATCGGCTGCACATCCATGATGCGGTAAGTCGTGCCGTCTATGGTCGATAAGCAGCCCACAGCAGGGCGTGTGGCGATAAGTTCAAGGATAAGGCGCACATCACCCGCTTGAATGACAGTGCCGTCAATATCGCGCTTGTGGTAAGCAGCGGGATAACCTTTGCCCGTTATCGTCGTGCTTGTGTCCGTGCCAATTACTGCGCCAGTGATAGGGTCTGTCGCGTCATAAACAGGGAAGATGATGGACACCGCTTCGCCATATTTAGCAAGCAGCCGTGATGCTGTTTGCGCTTGGCTGCTCATGTGCGGACAACCCGTGTTACACCGAAGCCGCTTTCCGATGACGATAAAAGGTATGGCGTTACCATGCGATTGACCAAGGGATAGCGTTGCGTCGGGTCTGAATAATCTTGGTATTCAATTTCAATTACGTCGATCTTTTCGCGCTTCACCTTTTGGCCTTGATCGGCAATCAGCGTGTCGCCAGCCGAAGCCCGTAACGCCATCTCTACGCAAGCGTTGATGACCTGTGGCGGCACAACATCACTGGCGTAATTAAAGCCATCAACGACCACGTTATAGCGGGGCCATGACAATGCTTGTGTTTCGCTGACGCGATTGCCCTTCCAAGCATCGCGGTATGTAGCCTCCAGATAGTCGGTTGCCTTAACCAGCGATTGTTCTTTGATTGTTTGCGACAGGCTCGACCAGCCCGTTATGCCACGGTCAGCAACATAGCCATCCGCAGCCGAAACGCTGGCATAGCTGTTAGCGTTAGAAAGCCCTGCACCTGTTTCGACCACGAATGCCATTTGTTACTCCTTGCGGCTTTTGCCAGTTTTCGCTTCTGGTTCTGCTTCTTCGGCAACAGGGGCTTCTTCAGCCACTGGCGCTTCTTCAACAGGTTCCTCAACGGCTGGTGTTTCTTCTACTGGCGCTTCTACCACTTCCACTGCCTCTGGAGCAATGACGGCTTCTGCTTCAACAGCAATTTCTTCTACATCCAGTTTTTCGTGCAAAGGTGTGCCAGCGGGGGCAAAAATAGCATCAATGATTTTATAACCTTGCTCTTGCAACTTGGCTTTACGGGCAGGGTTGATCGGATGCGGTTCGTAAATGATTTTCATTGCTCTACTCCATTAGGAAAAGCCGCTGGCAGGGACTTCCAATCTGCCAGCGGCCTTATCTTAGGTTTTAGCTTGCAGCGTTACCAACAGCCATAACACCAGCAGTGTGCTTGATGGATGTGGCTACCTTGTCCCAGTTGGAACCAGTTGCAAGTTCAGCATCCGTTGGCGACTTGCCACCGTTTGCTACATCCCAGCTATAACCCTTAAGGGCAACGCCGAAGGTGTAATCGACTTGCATCGTGGTTTCGATACGGGTCTGACCGTTGTTGGTCTGGATGTTGCTGATAACGTCACCGCCATCATAAACAACAGCAGCACCGTCAACGAGGCCAAGAACACGCAGCTTGTTTGGTGTGCCAGCAACATAAAGGGCAGGGGCATCAGTTACGATGACCGGACGGCCCAAGATGTCAACGACCTGCACGTTCTGCGCCACGAAAAGCTGACCAGCGTTCGTGATGTTCTGCGAAATCAGCTTGTGATAAGCAGTGCCGTTCATGACGTTGGCAACGATTGCTTGGCTGCTGTCACCGAACAGTGCGTGTGCAGTGTTCATTGCGGCATAGCTGATACCAGCCGATGCCGAAACGTCATTGGTGGTTGCAGCGCCTTGGTTGGCGATTGCAGCGGACAATGCAGCGATTGCAGTGTTCAACTGATCAGCAAGCAATGCTTCAGCAAAGTTGCGCGATGCGACTTCGATGCCTTCAGTCGTTGGCTTCTGCAACCATGTAAGCTGCGAAGGCTCAAAGCGGATTGGGCCAAAACCACCAGCAACCTTAACGCCATTTGCTTGAAGCTGCGTCAGGTCAGTTGCGGTAGCCGATGCTTGCGAAGCATAGCGGTCAACACGGCGCTGTGCCGAATGGATTGCAGCAAAGAAGCTCTGCTGCAAAAAGTCACCGTCAAAACCAGTCGTGGTCAGGCGGATTGCACCATTCGATGCGGTGTTAAACTTATCAACCATCTGTGCCAATGTTTCGATGGTTGCTGGCATGATGTATTCATTGAATACCTGCATTTGAGAAAGCGACATAACTTAAATCCTTATTACGCGAGGTTTGGGAACATTTGTTTAATTGCATTTACCCGCTGCGTCTTGTCGCCACCAAGGTTACCCTTGGGTGTTACAGTCGTGCCATTGCCATTCCCACCAGTGGCTCCACCACCAGAGTTCGCGGGTGCGGAAACGAAGTGCTTGCCTTCATCACCAGCGGCCCATTCAGCAATCGCCTCATTCAGCGGTTTATCACCCATAAGTGCGGAGTATTGACCATTGTCTGCCATCAACTTGGTTTGCGACTTCAGCATGGCCTTTGCTGCCGTCATAAATTCAGGTTTGATACCAGCCTTTAGCATTGCATCGTTTAATCCGTTGTCGATCAGATAAGACTGAAGCGCACCATCCTTTTCGGTCAGGTTTGCTTGCAACTGTTCAATCGTCTTCGCGTTATCCTTTGCAACCTTGTCGAGTTGCGACTTAAGCGTTTCATTTTCAGTTTGAAGCGCCATAAAATCGTTTGGGTCGATCTCCACGCCTTTTGCTTTCGCTCTGGCAATTTTGACTTCCCTTAAAAGTTCAGCGTTTTTGGCATTCATTGCCTCCATCGCTTCTTCTAACTCTGCAATCCGTTCTTCACTCATAGATTTGTCCTCTGGACTTGGTTGCCCCACGGGGGCGGTTTATGCCGCAGCACAGCCTTGGCGTAACTTCTTTATTATCACGATAAATACGCAATTACTATAGGTGCGATAATTTGTTAAATATCAATATATAACGCCAGCCTCACTATCCAGTTGAGGCTCATCCATCTCAATACCCATTTCTTGTGCAGTGTAAAATTCGATCATCCCAACTGACGGCATATATTCCGCTTTCTTTTGGGCCTCAAAAAACGCCATTTCAGCAAGGGCGATGACACCATCTTCAAATGGCTTACCATCCGGCTGCTTACTCTTGGCGGTGAATGTGCCATCTGCATAAGCCACCTCATAGGTGCTGACGCCAACGTCAACGACAAACATCAATCAACCCTCCTTAGAATTTCAAGCATAAAGCGGAAATACTCTGGGTCTTGATCAGCAAATGATTTGGCATCTGCCAGCATCCGCTCAATGCCCATAGTCAGCAATTCAGTTGATGCACGCTGATATACCTTGCCCATGTAATGACTGCCGCCGCGCTTTTTCCATTCATCCTCATAGGCAACCTCATGACGCCCAAAAACTTTGCTGCCCGTCAGGACGCGCAGTTGCCTTGGCTGCTCCCCATTGGCGCGTTTGGCAAGGAATGCCTTGGTTTTCCGGCTGACATCAGGGTGTGAATACTCAATATCATGCACAATTTCATGCACGATAACGGAAACACTGGTGTCCTTGTTGATGTGAATGGCACGGCTTTGGTTTTGATAAAAAGCGCGATTACCCCTCACCCCATTGACCTTGATGCCAGTTGGCATGATGTCACGATGGACAAGCATGGCAACCAAAGACGATGCTTCTGTAACGCTCTTGCGATAGTTTGTGTTGTAACCGCGAACAACAATATCATCAGGGTTACCACGCATTTCATTCGGCAAAGCAAGGATGCGAACCATGCGATCACGTTCAGCAACTTCAATCGCCCTGAATTTCTTAACAGTCTCATTATATGTGTCTTGGGCAGCAATAGCTATTTTGCGCTTTTCTAAATCTCTGCTGCCAGTGGCATAGAAATCCTTTGCCGCTTCATCCAAGGCTTTACCTTCAGCATTCATTTGTGCCTTGGTCGCTTCGTATTCAGGCACAAACTTAAAGGCTTTGACATCTACAATAGTCTTGTCGATGTCGCTCATGCGCGGCTGTGGCGCTGCCATTGGCTTAGGTGCAGCCTTGGTCGCGCCATATTGTGCTTTCAACTGCGCCAAAGTCAGTGGGTTCCCGCGCTGATCAAGCAACTGGTTTAACGTAATCTTTCCGCTGCGCCAAAGTTCTGCACGGCCTTTGCCAAGCATCTTATCTGCAAATTCGGGTGGTTTGTTTTTCAGAAATTGATCGAACGTCAGGTCGGCGGCAACATAGCCATCCATGCTGGCACGGGTCGCTGGCTCAACCTTGTCTTTGATCTTGCCGCCCGTCAGTTCTTCAAATGACTTCGTGATGGGTATGAAGCTGCTTCGGCAGTTCCAATGCGCGGGTGGGCCACCGTTCCACGGGATTTTGTGACCGATGGGTTTGAAATCAGGGTAACTCCATGTCTTGCCCGAACGTGCCATGCAAATTTCGCTGGTGCGGCTATCAAGGGTCGAAACCCATTGCACTGCCTTAATGATGTTGGCGTTGGCTTCCAGTGATGCCAGCCTTGCGTCCTTTGCTACAGTCTGAACGGCTGTGCGGGTAATCGCCATTGCATCGCGCCGTGCCTTGGCAATCGGTTGACCACCCTTGTCGCCAACGCCAATAAGTTCCTTGGCAATCTGTGCGTTGGTCTGCCCAAGCGATACGCCGTTTTTAACGGTGCGCTCAATGTCGAAACGTGCGCTTTCGGTCAAACGGGCGAACCAGTTGCCCATCGTTGCGCCTTGTATCAGGCTGCTTTGTGCAACACTTTCCAACACGGTCACAGGGGGCAGCACAGCGTCGATGCCGACGTTTACCATGCTATCCCTAAAGAAACCTGCTTCCGCTGCCGTCAGGTCGCTTAAATCAGGTTCTTTGACTGTTACGATCTCTTTCAGTTCAGCAATCGCCTTATCCAAACGCTTGCCTTGGTATTCTGTAAGCTCCTTGCCCTTCAGTTGCTTTTGCAACGCAGCGGCAATGCTATCAAGCTGCTTATTGAGGGCAGCACTTTGCCCAGCAATCACCCGCTCTAATAGCAGTTGCCGGATGATGGTCAGGTCAAGGAGTTTGTCCGATACGTTCATGCCGTAGGCGCTTCTACCTCAACCCATGCCAATGTAGCTTCGTCCCAGATATACAGTTTGCCGTCATCTGGATATGGTGTCGGCGCGTCCCACAAAAAGGTATCTTCGTTCAGCGCCCATGATGCGAACGGCTGTGGCGGGATGAAGGCATCGCGCTCTGCGTCGTATGTATAACCAATGCCAGCATAATTCATACGAAGCGGACGGCCTTCGGGATGCTGGCCACCATAGGTGTTGTATGATGTCTGCACCCAAAGCGATGGGTCGCCAAATAGTCCCGTGTCGATAACGTCTTGGTCGATAACCAGAACCTCTGTGACAACCCCGTGGATAACCTTTGCAAAATGAGCCATATGATGTCCTTAAAATGCAATCGTGCCGGACGAAGTGAATGTATAAATCGTGAGACCGCCGGAAGTCGTTACGACAGGAGAACCAGTTGTATAAACAGCAGCAACTGCTGATGAAATAATTACTACACCAGAGCCGCCGTTTGCGTTTGAACCAGCGCCGCCACCCGTGTTCGCGCCGCCATTCGTTCCAGTTGTCGCAGAGCCATTGCCGCCGCCGCCAATGCCGCCTACGCCGGAACCATATGTGCTTCCACCAGCACCGCCACCAGCGTAAAAGACAGACGCGCCAGTGATTGTGCTTTCTTTACCAGCGCCGCCATTTTGAGCCGAACCATTAAAGGAACTGTTGGCAGCAGCGCCAGCACCGCCGCCGCTACCACCTGTGATGCGTGTAAAATCACTTTGATACGAACCAGCACCACCAGCGTTGCCGAAACCGCCAGAGCTTGATGTGGGTTGTTGCCCTGCACCACCGCCGCCAAGCCACCAACCGCCGCCGCCAGAACCTCCGGCCAAACCAGCATTATTACCGCCGCCACCGCCGCCGCCAAGGGCAGTTAAGGCGTTAAAGGTGCTGTTTGCGCCGCTAGTTCCACTTACATCGCCCGTGGCAGCCGACGCAGTTCCCCCAGCACCCACAGTGACCGTATAGACAGTCAAACCTGTTAAAGTGGCGCTTCCTGTGACAAAGCCACCGCCGCCGCCGCCGCCGCCGCCGGAACCGTTGCTGTTGTAACGCCCACCACCGCCGCCGCCGCCCACGAGCAAATAAGTAACTGAAGCGTTATTTCCCGTGAAATTTCCAATTATACTAACCCAAGAATTTTCTGCCGTTTTGAGCATCTGAATTGAGTTATTTGGTTGCACTTGGGGCGATGGAAGCGGAACCGGAAAATTGTTTACAAAAATAGAAACGCCTGATGCGCTCAAAGTTATAGGGTTTGTTCCCCTATTCACAATCGTCACCAGCGTCCCAATCGGAAACGCAACCGACGCATTTGTCGGTATTGTGATTGTCTGTGCGCCAGTGTTTGCAGAATAGATGTGTTTGCCAGCGTCACCGATGACAAGCGTGTAGTTGCCATTTTGTATGTTCTGCGGATATGAAACAGCAGTGCTTCCGCCGCTTCCGCTTGATGCAGCAGTAAGGCGACCTTGTGCGTCCACCGTGATATTTGCGTTGGTATAGCTTCCTGCGCTCACCGAAGTGTTTGCCAGCGCGATGGTTCCGCTTGACGTTATTGTCCCGCCTGAAAGCCCTGTGCCAGCCGTAATGGAAGTGACCGTTCCTGTGTTGGACGTATAGCCATTTGGGTTTGTCGCATTGTAAGGCGTGTAACCAAGGCCATCAGTGACGTTTGCAGATGTCAGGGCCAGTGTGCCGCCAAGGGTCAAAGAGCCAGACGATGAAATACTGCCTGTAAGCGTTAAACCGCTAACAGTTCCAGTTCCGCTTACCGAGGTTACTGTGCCTACATTTGTGGTATATCCAGCAGGGTTGGTGGCATTGTAAGGTGTGTATCCCAGCGCCGTTACAATAGACTTCTTTTCCCACAGGCTTGTCGATGTGTTGTAAAATATACCATCATTGTTTGCAGGAGATACCGCAGAAACATCGTGCAGTTCATCCAGTTCGTATCCGTTCTGCACAGTGACAAACAAGCGGCCAGATGTGGCATGGCTTTTGATACAACGCGCAACATAGACCATGTGAAGCGGGGCAACAGGCTTGGTCGCAGTTAATCCCCCAGCCGTTGAGCCGGAAAGGTAAAGCTGTGCGCCAGCAGTAAATGCGGATGTATTGATGTTCTCAATGATGCCGAGGCTGGTCACCCATCCCTCTGCGCCGTTCGCAATGGCTTCCGCAACAATGCCGAGCGTCCGTGCAGATGTTGCGTCACCCGTAGCAAGCGCCAATGCAACTGTAGGACGCTGCCCCTGCGCTCCATTGGTGTAAACAACCTGCCCCTTGGTTAGCGCCGCGCCTGTGCCGTTATAAACAAGAACCTGTTGCGATTGCCCTACCTCTTGAACGACATTGCCGCCCTTAAGCGTGTATGACAGGCCACCCTCACCATCATTGAAATATAGGCGACCAGTAGCGGGGGTGACCGTCGCTGTCGTGTCAAACTGCACAAAGTCAGGCGATGATATGCCGCCCGTGATGCCTGTCAGTGATGTAATATCAGCGTTAGCACCTGATGCAGCAGCGCCAAGGTTTGACCGCGCATTTACCGCCGTGGTCGCGCCAGTGCCTCCATTGGCAATGCCAAGTGTGCCAGTGATTTGTGTCGATAGGTCAATGCCTGACAATGTGCCGCCAAGCGTTAAGCTGCCGGATGATGTGACCGCGCCTGTCAGCGTCAGGCCATTAACTGTGCCTGTGCCAGATACCGAAGTCACTGTGCCGACGTTGCTCGTGTATCCAGCGGGGTTGCTTGCGTTGTATGGCGTATAGCCCAAGCCGCCTGTGATGTCGCCAGATGTAAGCGCCAACGTGCCGCCAAGGGTGAGCGAACCAGATGTGGTTACCGTTCCTGATAGCGTCAGGCCGCTAACGCTGCCCGTGCCTGATACGCTTGTGACGGTTCCAGAGCCGCCGCCACCACCCGCGCCAATTTCGACAATGCTTTGCGTCCCATCGTCTTTTTTCAGGAACAGCTTGCCATCATAGGTGTTGATGGCAAGTTCGCCCAACGCGAGGTCGTTAATCGCAGGAACCTTTGCGGGAACCGCGCTTCGCTTAAACTTCATCAACGCCATGTGGCTTCCCCTTGTTGCTATGTAGCTGGGCTAATCTTTAATACGTTCCGCCGTCAAAAATGCCAGCGCCATTTATCCATATTCCTGTTTCGGCGTTATACTGCAAAACATCGAAGTCGGAAACATCTGTTATCGAAACATCTGTTAAATCAGACAAGGATGTTGCGCCACCACCTCCGCCACCGCCGCCGTAAAAGCCGCTGACCTTGGGCTTGGGCAATTCAATCTGAAACTCTTGCCCGTCGGTCAGTGTTATCCAGAAAGACGTATCGTCGCGCTGTTCCACCAATGCCACGCCAACGCCGTCGGAACCAGCAGCACCAGCAGCACCGTCACGACCATTGCTACCATCGCGGCCATCCCGACCATCAGCACCATCGCGGCCATCGCTTCCAGCAGGGCCAATAAGTGAAGCACGGTTGACTTCAAACCAGACATCAACGGCAAGCTGTATTTCCTCATCTGTGGGTGGGCGTCCTTGCTGTCCGTCCTGTCCGTCGCGTCCGTCCTGTCCGTCGGCTGGCTGGGTGATGTTTTCTTGCAGCCAAGCGACAGCAGCAGACTTGATTTGTTCGTCAGTAATAGGAGGTGCATCTTCGCCCCGTTCACCTTGTGGCCCAGCTTCGCCTTGTGGCCCTGCGACCATCGTGCGTGACATAGCGTCGTTGGTGCGCTGATTTAACGCAGCAACAGCCTCCACAAGTGAGGCAATGATTTCCTCACTGACCGCCACGGCCTAAAGCCCCAAACGGCTGCGGATGTTATCAAGCAATCCGTTATCAGGCGCAACGTCATTGGAAGCGACAGGCATGTCAGGCGATTGTGCATCAAAGCTTGGGCCAGCGTCAGCCAACTGCGCTTCATATTCCTCATATTCCATGTCGGGTGAAATAAGTTCACCGCGCTGGAAGTTATCGAATAGAACCGAAAGCGGCATTGCATCGCCTTGATATGCGCCAAGCAATGCTGTGACCATCTGCGGGGCCATACGTGCAGCGCCGAAGTCGGTGTTAAGGTGAAACTCTGCCTCTTGTGGTGCGCCAACCCATTCAGCCATCCAGTTTAGAACGCGCTCAATGGCGTCAGATGCAGAACGACTGATTGACGCAAGCACAGAGCGTTCGCCAGCGGTCTTCAATTCGACCGTGCCAAAGGCTTCAGCGGTGCGCTTATCGTCGGCAAGCATCCGTGCGCCAAGCACTGCCATGCGCTGTTCTTTATCCTTCAGGGCTTCACGCAATGTCTTCAGGCCATCGCCCTTAAATTCGAGATAACCAGCGTTGGCGGCAGGGTCGGGAAATATCCACGCGCTCATTGAGCCGACCGAAAGCGTTGCACCTTCAGGTAACTGCACACCAGCAACATATGGCGTCGGCAAACCAGTAAAGTGCAAGCCATGCTCATAATCGGCGCTGTTGCGATAGTGACCAAGGTTCGTATCCACCAAGTCAAGCAATGGCGGTTTCTGCACTGTGGCAGTCGCGCTGTTGGCTCCAAGGATGACGAACGGGATGTAACGCAATGTTCCGCCGTTCTGTATCGGATACACTTCGCTAATCAGTTCGTTGTCGTCGGTCATGACGCGAACGCGATAGCCTTGCTCCGTCAGGTCAAGGACGCGATATTGCACGACCTGATTGGACGTAAATTCGTCCTCTTGCACATCGACAGTTTCTTTCAGCACTACCAACGTTAACACCTGTGCGCCATTGATGTAACTGGTGCGCCAGTTGATGATGCTTTCGGCTGTGTAATACCGCAAGAATGGGCGGATGTTTAACGCTTCGGCAGCGGCAATCGTGATATTGGTCGGCGCATTGGCTGGATAATCGACCATGATGCCGACGCGACCCACGGCAATCTGTTGCTCCACGACCTGTTCGCTAAATTCGCGCAGATTATCGCCAGCAAGTGTGATATCTTCAGCATAAGGCTCAATGGCTGTAGGCAGCTTATAAACAGGGTCTTTGGCAAATATCATGCCCGTGAAGGCATCCAGCGTCCGTGCGCTTGCGTTGAAGAAGCCAGCCCGTTCCTGATACGTGATATATTCAACATCCGTCTGGCCTGTGAGCCGTGGCAGATAATTATTTGTGTCGAACGACGGGTTGTAAAGGCTTCCGGTGTATCGCGTATTGCTGACATAGTTCTGGATTAGAGCGTCACGCCCAGCGATGACATCGCGGCAACGCTTCCACTTAAAGCGGTTGGCGTCATATTCGGTGTTGGTGTTGGAGACAGACATTTACACCCCAGAAATTTGAGCAAAGGATA